AACGCGACCGTCTGGGATGCGTGCGCGGGTGAGCCGAACCTCGATCCGTTCCGCGACACGGTCCTCGGGATCGACGCGTCGATCCGGCATGACATGACGGTCGCCGCGACGGTTCAGCGCGATGACGACGGCGTGTTTCACGCGACGTTCAAGGGGTGGGGCCCGGAGACGGAGATCGACCTGGGGGCGGTGATGGCGCATATCCGCGAGCAGTGCGAGCGGTTCCACGTGACCGGCGTAGCTTTCGATCCTCAGTATTTGCACCATGCCGCGCAGACGCTCGAGGGCGAGGGCATCCGGATGGTCGAGTGGCGGCAGGACAACGCGCGGATGGTGCCGGCGACCCGGACGTTGCATGAGGCGGTCGCGCTCGGCCGGCTGCGGCACGGCGGCGACCGGATGGCCAGGGCGCACGCGCTCGCCGCCGGGGTGGCGGAGACGGAGCGCGGCCTGCGGCTGAAGAAGACGGAGGTGACGCGCAACAAGCACATGGACGCGGTGATTGCGCTGGCGATGGCGTGCGACTGGGCGTCCCGGACGGCGGACCGGCGCAGCGTCTACGAGGACCGGTTCGCCGCCTGATGGGCCTGTTCCGCCGTAAGGAGAAGGCGCTGACGTCGAGCGGTGATATCGCCGGGGCGATCGAGGCGGGCTGGTCCGCGTACCCGTTGCTCGGGTCGGGCGCGCGGCAGCGAATCCAGACGGCGTACAACGTGGCGCAGGGGGCCGCCTATCCGCAGCTGTACAAGGCCAGCCCCGCCGTGAGACAGGTCCTTGATGGGATAACGAGAGACGTTGGCGCTTTGGAACTCAGGTTGTACGAGGAGATCGACGAGGCGGAGAAGCAGCCGATGCCGGACCATCCCGCCGCCTTGTCGTTGCGGTATCCGTCGGAGGTGGAGAGCGGCGACCAGTTCATTCGCGGGCTGGTGCTTGACAAGCTGATTTACGACAACGCGTACGCGCTGATCGTCCCCGCCGCGGCCGGCCAGATCAGCCTTTATCGCATCCCGGCGTACATGGCCGAGGTGCAGGGCCGGACGATCTTCCGCGCGGAGAACTACCGGGTGTGGCCGTCCGGGTCGTGGGCGTCGATTGGCGCGTTTGGCGGCGGCGCGGGCCAGCCCGTCGATTTCACTCCCGACCAGATCCTGCACTGGCATGGCAGCAATCCGATCGACCCGAGGTTCGGCCTGTCGCACCTGGATACGCTGCGGGGGGTGATCGCGGAGGACGCCGCGTTGCAGCAGGCCAACGTCGAGCTCGCGCAGGCTGGCCTGCAGGAGCCGTCCTGGGTGTTCCGGCCCACGGACGCGCCGCAATGGTCGAACCAGGGGCGCGCGAACTTCGAGGAGGACCTGACGAACCGCATCCGGCGGAGGACCAGCAAGCCGGTTGTGCTCGAGGAGGGGATGGAACTCCGGAGCTTCGGGGTGACGCCGAAGGACGCGGAGATGATGGCGATCCGCGAATGGGCGGTCGCGCAGATCGCGAACGAGTACGGCGTCCCGCGCGGCAAGGCGGGGCTGGAGAACGCGTCGCAGGAGGACGAGGACGCGTACATGGCCGACTGCCTCGTGCCGTTGTGCAAGGACCTGTGCGCGATGCTGGATCAGCGGGTCCTGGTGCGAGTGTTCGACTGGACGGACGGGTGCTTCAGCTTCAACTTGGACGAGCGTTTGCAGGGGAACGCGAGGTTGACGGCGCTCGTCAGTGCGGCGGGCGCGCCGATCATGTTGCGCGACGAGGCCCGCGCGAAGCTGAACCTGCCGCCGGTGCCAGGCGGCGACGAGATCGTGACGCCGCTGAACGTGATCGTGGGCGAGAAACCGAGCCCGCAGGTCATGCCCCCACAGGATCCCTTGAAGCCGCCGCAGGACGGCTCCTACCGCCAGGATCAGGGTCCGACGCCCATTCCCTCGGAAAACGCCGGGAAGGCGCTGTACGCGCCCGCCGGGGGCCTCACGGCCGCTTCTAACGGGTTCGCGGCCGTCCCGCAGTTTCATCCTCGGCGGGCGGCGGATATCGAGCGGCAGCATCGCCACATCGATGAGCTGCAGGCCGCTGTGCAGAAGCATTACAACCGGGTCGACCGGGCGCTCCGCGCGAAGGCGCGCTACGACCAGGATTGGGAGCGGTGGGACAAGGAGTTCGCGCTCGACCTGCGCCGCGCGCTGCGGCGGATCGTGCAGGCCGAAGGGGACGTGTACGCCATGAAGCTCGGCGCCGCCGCGGCGTTCGACATGGGCCGCGTCCGGAACTATCTCGCGGCGATGGCCGAAGGGGCCGCGTCCGCGATCAACGACACGATCCGCGGCGAGATCGACACCCTCGGTCTCGATGATGCGATGGCCCGCGCCCCCCAGCACGTCGAGAGTTCCGGCGCGAGCCTCGGCGCCGGCGCCACATGGTTCGCCCGGGACGAGGCGGCCAAGCAGTCCCCTTTTTACGAGGGTCGCGTCAAGAGCTGGATCGCTGACACCGAGCGGCACGCCGAATTCGACGGCGACACTGTCCAGATCGGCGAGGACTGGCCGGCCGGGTTCGCGCCCGGCTCAGCGCCGGGTTGTAAGTGCACGGCGAGCATACTGTGATCCCTCAGCTAATGGATACAGTACAGTTGTGCTTGTGGCGCGGCGTGTGTTCACGGTTTCTCATTGGAAATCGTGTGCGGTGTGCGGCAGGCTCTTTACCAAGCTGCCCGAATGCTCAATGCGCATGTGGCGCGAGGGCCGGCCGACTTGCTCATGGGACTGTGGCGTGGCAGTCAAGCGCGGACGACCGAACCCGAAGCTCGGGGATGCGAATCGTGGGCGTAAGCAGTCCCAGGAGGAGATCAAGCGACGCGTCGCGAGCTACATGCGCACGATCACCTCAGGAGATCATCGCGTCGGGAAGGGGAATCTCGGCAAACGCCGCGAACAGTCCAGCCAATGGAAGGGCGATGAGATTGGCTATCGCGCGGCGCATGCGCGTCTGTACGTGGCCCGTGGAAAGCCGGAGGCCTGCTCAGGCTGCGGTGTGGCAACAGGCCGAATTGAATGGGCGCTGAAACACGACGCGGAGATTGTGAAGGTCGATCGGGGCAGGTCGTATTCGCCGCGACCAGCCGACTACTTCCCACTCTGCTGCGCCTGCCACGGCGCTTACGACGAGCGCGAGCGCGATTCGGTTACCGGTCGCTGGCTGTAGCGCCAGCACCCAGACCCTGAAAGGGGAACTCGTGGAGCATCTGCTGCTGAAGGTCGCTGCGACGGCGGCCACCGACCAAGGCGAGTTCGAGGCGGTCATCTCAACCGCCGGCGTCGACCGCGAAAAGGACGTTGTCAGCCCGCACGGCATGGCCCGCGCCCTCCAGAAGTGGACGACCACCGGCAAGAAGATCCCCTTGGCGTGGAACCACTCCACCAAGGCTGAGGACCAGATCGGGCACATCGACCCGGCGTCCGCCCGCGTCGTCGGCGGGGAGGTCGTCGCGTCCGGCTGGATCGACCAGTCGACCGGCGTCGGGGCGGAGGCGTGGCGGCTCGTGAAGTCCGGGACGCTCGGCTTCTCGTTCGGCTATCTGGTGCTGGATGGGGCGCCGCGGAAGGGCGGCGGCAGGGAGATCCGGGAGCTTGACGTGTTCGAGGTGACCGCGACGCCGACGCCGATGAACAACGAGACGCGCGTGCTCTCCTTCAAGCAGATGGCCGACGACGGCGCGGAGGACGAGGACGATCCGGCCGAGCTGCTCGGCGAGATGATCTCGCTGGCGCAGGACTTCATCGACGATGAGACCGACCCGTCCGACGTCGCGGCGATGCGCGACATCATGCGCGCGCTGCTCGACCTGCAGGGCACCGAGGCCGACGAGGGGAAGGCGCTGCGCATCCCGGCCGGCGCCGGCTGGCTGTTCCCCCGCGCCGAGCTCGCCGCCGTCCGCGGCGGCGACCTCAAGGCCGCCTGGTCGGCCGCGATGATGAATGACCTGCCCGACTCGTCTTTCCTCTATGTCGCGCCGGGCGGCTCCAAGGATTCCGAGGGCAAGACCACCCCGCGGTCGCTTCGCTATTTCCCGTACAAGGATGCGTCGGGGGCGGTTGACCTGCCGCATCTTCGCAATGCGCTCGCGCGCATCCCGCAATCCAATCTTTCCTCATCGCTGAAGGATTCGCTGACCGCGAAGGCGCAGCGGATCCTCGACAACGCCAAATCCGTCCCGATTGCGGATAGGGCCGATCCGGAGAC